CGAAAACTCTTGCAACAATATCAGATGCTTCTGCTGCACAAAAAAAAAGAAAACAAAAGAATTCTGGGTCAACAGCAAAGGAAAACTAGAACCTTGGTCAAATAAAAAAGGAGATATAACCGATCGAATTGTTGCTCAAGAAAGACTCGCAGAACTCGTAAAAGAAAAATTTAACTCCACAACCATAGATCCCGATGAAGCATACATGATAATCAGAAAAAAACTAAATATTGATATCGACGATATAATCGATAAAAAACTCCTAAAAAAAATCCTAAAAGAAACAATTCTTCTAAAATCATCCCAATAAATCATTCATATCATCATATTCTAACTCAAACTCCAAATCCTCCTCCTTAATCCTGTTAACTACATAACTACATAAATCCAAAGGCAAAACATTAACATCAAAACCGTGCTCCTTTACAAAATAATACGCAGCATTCCTTAAATCCTTACTAGAATCATCAATTAAATAATTAAATAACTCCCAAGAATTATCCAGTAACTCATCTAAATCAACATCAAAATCCCTTGCCATAAATCCCCCTAACAAATATATTAAGTACATTCATATCATTTCTTCTAGGGGGCTACATCCATTGCCCCCTTTTTTATTCCAATTTACCTGTGGAAACACATCCATTCTCCATAATTGATATCAATATACTACAATCGTTGTATATGCTGCGACAAAAAAAACAAAAACTTGTGAAAAAACAAAGGTGTTGATAAAAAAACAAATATGAATCACAATGACAATTCACTCCTAAACGAACATATAAGGGAAAATATGGACGAAGCCAAAGAGGTAACCATCACAATCAAAGACGAAAACTCCACATACAAACAAAAATTCCTCACATACCAAGAATTCGAAATGTCTTCACATGACACCACTATTAAACAATTCATAGACGAATCACTCTCTAACTCCAAAATAAAACCAGAACAAATTATAGTAAGATCATTACTCGTGGTAAAATAATGGCCGATACAAGATTTAAACCAAACGACCCAAGACTCATCGGCAACCAATATGCTAAAGGATGCACTACCTCAGGCACTCCCAGAACAACATCACCACCAAAAGAAGAAGTCATTGAACTAGGAAAAAAATTAGTTAAATGGGCTACAGAAGAGTCTAAAGAACTAAGATGCAGATTCTGCGAATGGTACACACTAGAAGAAATTGGAATGATAAAAAAAGAATGGAAGGCACTTGTACAACTCCCCGAATTTCGTCTTTATTACGAAAGAGCACGTGCAGCACTAGGCCGTAGATACCTTGATGGCACGATCAATCCCTCTGTAGGTCATAGAGTTATGTGGCACTATGTCCCGGAATCCGCAGAACAAGAAAAAGAAAAAATAGACCACCAAGAAGAAGCACGAGCACGGGCAGATATAAAAACCGGAAGAGAATTAAATATTTGTACTACCAACTATGCTAATGCCACCGACCCTTTAGAAGGTAAATAGTATGACTAAGAAAAAAGCTAAAAGCAGATATTCCGATAATGATAAAAGAGAAGAAAAAGTTATTGGTAAAGTTATGGCTTCGGCAAAAGTTCCTAAAGGGCGCGCTATAGCCATTTTAAAATCAAAAGGCGTTCTTAAGCAGAAAAAAGGCAAGAGGGGCCTCTTGATTAAAAAAAAATAGAAGAAAGGAAGAAAAAATTAATAACGAGGTAGTAGGGAAAGAAGAAAAAAAAGAATTCGTACTACCCTATAAGTTTGAACCTCGTTGGTATCAAATAGGACTTCTTAAAGCATTAGATTCCGGGGTTAAGAGAGCTGTGTGCTGTCTTCATCGTGGGGCCGGAAAAGATATCTTGTGTCTAAATTACCTAATCAAAAAAGCATTTGAGAAACCTGGCGTATATCTTCACTGTTTCCCAAACTTTAATCAAGGCAAACGAGCAATTTGGAAATCTGTTCATGACACACATGAAGGCGAAAGCATTGGATATCTAGACCATATCCCTCCTGAACTCATTAAACATAAAAATTCCTCCGAAATGATGATAGAATTTGTTAACGGCTCTATCTATTGTGTCATGGGACTTGATGGGAAAAATGCCGCTAGAGCTAGAGGAATGAATCCATGTTTCGCTATTCTAAGCGAATATGCCTACATGGACCCCGAATCTTGGCATACCGTAGAACCTCGTATTGCGCAAAATAATGGAACCGCAATCTTTATAAGCACACCTAATGGTCAAAATCATTTTTATCAGCTTTATAACCACGCAGTAAAAAACCCGCTGTATTACACCAGCTTGATGACTATTGAAGATACAAAGACTATTACACTACAACACATTGAAAACTTGAGGGCAGAAGAGGTCCCGGAAGACTTCATACAGCAAGAATATTTTTGTAGCTTCACTCGTGGCGCAGAAGGATCATACTACGGAAAATTAATACAAAAAGCACGCGACGAAGAACGTATAACAAAACTAAAAATATACGAAGACCTTCCTTGTCATACTTCTTGGGATCTTGGAATTGGAGACTCCACAAGTATATGGATTTTTCAATCTCTAAAAAATGGAAACTTCAACTTTTTGGACTACTACGAAAACCACGGAGAACCACTACAACATTACGCACATTACCTAAACAACTTCAAAGAAAAACATAAAATAATCTATGGGAACCACTTCCTTCCTCACGACTCAGCAAACAGAGAACTAATAGCAGGAATAGATAGAACTCTAGCACTGCGAGACCTAGGAATAGATCCAATAGTTCTTCCTAGAAGCTCAATAGACGAAGGAATACAAGCCGCTAGATCACTATTCAACAGATGCTACTTCAATGAGGAAAAGTGCAGCTATGGCATAAAATGCTTAGACTTTTACTGCAAAAAATATAACGAAGCTTTAAAAGTATATTATGACACACCGCGGCATGATAAATGGAGCCATGGAGCGGATGCCTTCAGAATGTTCGCAGTAGGAGCAAAAACAGTAGGATTCAACATTAACACCAACATAACAAACGAAATAGATATCCTTAGTTCTTATTTGGGATATTGATTGATGATAAAAATTTAAACTGATACTTTCTAGTAAAAACGAGCCGTAAATGCCAAGAAACAACGATCCACAAACTTATTTTTTTCCTGGTATAGAAAAAGATCAAGACATCCGAAAAATGATGAAGAGTAACTACCAGGACTCAATCACAAACCTTCAGGAACAATGGTTCCAAGCAGATTTTGACCAAAGAACATATCTCGGAGACCCTGAGATGTGGAACATACTTTTCCCTAATCAATTTCCTATTCGAAAAAAGATGTTCAACTTCAATATTGTCCACTCATCAATAATGATGGTAACCGGACATCAAAGAAGAAACAAAAAAGCAACAATATGCATTCCGGTAAAATCTCCAGTACAAAAAACAGCCGATCAATTTACAAAATGCCTTTATCACGTTCATTCAAATGGAGCATATGAAGTATATAGTGACGCTTTCGAACAAGGAGCATTAGTTCAAGGATTTGGATTAATAGGAATCTACCCGGACTTTTCAGCAGACCCCATCTCTCCTGACATAAAAATACGATACATTGACTTCAAAAGTGTAATGATCGATCCATATTTCAGAAACAAAGACCTGTCAGACTGCAGATTCATATGGACAAGGCAATACTTCTCAAAAGAAGAAGCTAAAATGCTTTACCAAGAACATGCCGAAGAGATTGAAAACTCACCATACAAAGGAAATATCAAAGACGAAAAATTCTACTACATGCCGGAAAACTATGGACTAGATCAAAAGAATTTAATTGCTATAGATGAATACTGGTATCTGTCACAACGTGAAGCTCAATATGCTGTCGACACCATGACACAGGAAACAAAGGAAATAGAAGGAGACGAAGAAGACATTCGTGTAGTCCTCATGACTCTTGGAGATAAAATCAAGATCGTGAAGAAGTCTAAACAGACTGTTCGTCGTGCGATACTTGTAAATGGAAGAGTAATGACCGATGAGGAAAGACCATACGGAATCGATCGCTACCCATTCGTAGGAGTATATGGAAACTTTAACCCTGACACTCCATATATCTCATACAAGTTCAAAGGAATTGTCAGAGACATGCGTGACGCTCAGTATCTTTACAACGTACGTAAAGTTTCAGATCTTGATATTCTTTCAAGCCAGCAACAAGGGCTAAAAGTAAAAAAAGGCGCCCTACTCACTCCAGAAGACTCTATGAACAAAGGAAACGGCCGCGTTCTTGTCATCAATGATAAAATGGATATGAACGACGTTCAGCCAATGGAAATAGTTCCACCTTCTCCTGTCATGTTGCAAATGGAAGACATGCTTAAGAATGTTATGCGTGAAATCTCAGGAATTAATGAAGAACTTTTAGGAAGCGCTGATGATGATAAAGCGGGAGTATTATCAATGCTTCGTCAAGGAGCAGGTCTTGTTACTCTTCAAAAATATTTCGACCAATTCGAACAGTCACAAAAACGCTGCGGAGATATCATCATCGAAATGATACAAAACTTTTGGACTTATGGAAAAATTAAGCAAGTCATTGGAGAAGAACCAACGCAAGAATTTGATGATAAAGCATTCTTCACTTATGGAGCAAAAGTAGTACAAGGCGTCCTAACAGACTCGCAACAGCAGCTTGAACTATCTCAGCTATTTGAGCTTCAACAAAGATTTGGTGATATCTTCCCTATGGAAGAGATTGTAGAAGCTATGACCATTCAAAA